GGGCGCGTCGCATGAACTACACTAGAGTAGCATGTTTGAGAGTACTTAAGCCATCAGTGTGAGATAAATAAAAAATCGATGAGTCGGTTTTTTCCCTTTTTAGTATAGGGTGAGGACATAACGCTGGTCCTCCCTGAGTACATGTTTTTGGGTTGTTTTTGTGTCTGCGCCGGCAGACTGGATCCTGTAAGTCGATCCCCCGCAGAGGTGCGTGAGGGTAACGCTTGGGGAATTAGTGGTCAAACTCACAGTACCACTAATTGGCGGAGCACGCCAACACATGCCAGGTGTTGGTGTTGTGCATCCCGTGACTTGGCGAACGTCCGGTTTTCCAGAGAAAATGATCTGGTTTACTGAGAGTCACGGGCTTTTTTGTTTTTTGCATGAGTGTAAAGCGGGAAGATGCCCAAAGTAAGGCTGCGGTGAGCCCTGTAAAAACCCGCCAGTCTCCAGTTGGTAGTGGAAGAAAACCGCCACTACAACGAGTGAGTCCCAAGGCCGCGATCGATTTATTTGCTTCCGATCCGGCAAGTGAAGAGAAGTATCCTGAACCTCAAGGACATTCTCAAAACCCCCAGAATTATGCTGAAGTTGCGAAAGGAAGCGCGCACTTGTCAATGATTTTTAAGCATTTGACTGGGAGGTTGCCGCAAACCCCATGGGAGGGCTTAGCGAGACAAGCTGGTAAGGCTAAAGAATCGAATGGTACGCCTTCGGTTTTTGGTATGCCTGAACACAACCAGCAAGAGCAAGATACCTACTCTATTGCGTCCAAGAAAGAAATTTTCCAGAAATGGCGTAATGGTAGTGTGTTGACAAAGGATGAACAAAATGTTGTCAACAAGGTCACTTATAAACGACCTGGTATGAAGCGTCAATCCCAGACGCCAGTGATCCCTACTTCTAATCCTTATAGTGCTTTGCAGGATAGTGAGCGTAAACCGAAAGGTGATAAGCGCGCTAAATTTGCGAAGAAAAATTTGGATAAGCAAGTTAGTATTGTGAGGTACCACATGGATTGCGATGATTATGTACCCCAAGCTGAGGAACCGGAACCTAAGTGTGGTTCGGTTTGTCCAAGCCAATATCAGGCTTCATTCCATTTAGAGAATGATGACCATAGTGTGACGTTTCATGAAGAGCATGACGTACCTATAGCGCCTGAGTTGGGAGGGGCTCGTGGCAATTGTCCTATCAATAATGCAGCTCTGAATTTAGCTAGAATACGATTAGTTAGCTATCCTTTTTCAGTGCCGTATGATTATCGATCATGGACTAGTCCCGTGCCATTTGGTCCTGAGCTTGAGCGAGGACCATCACCAATGGAGTATCTCGAAGAAAGGGATGAACCTGGTGGTGGTATACTTGGTTATAGGGAGAGGCGCTTGATAGGTGTGACATGGTTTAATAAGTACCAATTCGCTTATCTTGATTTCATAGGGTGGTGGAATAGGAGTGGGTTTTCGCGATCCACTTCTCGCATCTTCGCTGATCACTGGGGCCTACATTTTCATGAAAATTATGTAGAGGTCCTTATCCCAGCTGATTTAGTTAATGAAATGAAGGAATGGTGGAATCACAGAGAACGTGATCCGGAGTCAGTTAATTTTGGTTTGAGCGTTTCAAGATGTCGTGTTTTGACGTCTGAGCTCGCCATTACTGCTGATCAGTTGCGTGTAGCTACGTTGTATGCTCCTGCTATCGCATATCTGGAGAGTTGGGAAGAACAACAAAACGTTTCCCGTGTGACCTTCGATGAATATACTAGATCTAGTTTGCCTATGTCTTGGTCCAAAAACAAGCGTTCAATGTCCACCTTTACAGGTAGGGTGTTGGCTTGTGCCGGTGTTGGTGCACTGGCTCTTGGAGCTGTTGGGGTTTATGCCCTGGGACGTAGGATTAGTGGTCAGTTGCGTGGAAAGAACTTACTGTCAGTTGCAGTACCAGCTCCAAGAGTTGTTGAGGGACCATTGTTTTCAGTGGTGCCTCCAGCTCCTCGGTTAGTGGGTGTTGAGTTAAATCCTGGCGATAAGTATACTCCACGTGATGCTGGTTACAAAAATTTTGTAGCCAGATCTATTTTAAACGCGCATTGTGCTGTTCGTCCATTAGTCAATTGTGCGTCGTTGCCGCATCCTAAGAATCCTGGTGTCTCAAAGAAAGGAAGGCTTAGTTTGCGTGATGGGAATTTGAGATACCCATTAAACCTTAAATCACCAACAGAGTGCCGAGGAAAACACTGTCAGTATGGTTTTGACAGTCGTGGTTACAAACCTTCGGCTTTTGCTTCCAATCAACATAATGAGAAGCAAGCTCTAGTGGCTCGTATCTTGTGTGATACTCCAGAGCCGGATGCTGAGGAACTTTTACGTTGTTTAAACTGGTGCAAGCGTAATTACCGTAAATTGTTCCCACACATCCATAAGGTTAAAAGTGTCTCTTGGGAGGAATATCTGCGACGCAGTAATTCCTCGCCCAGTGTGAAACGAATTCTGCAGAAGACACACGAATGTTTGGTGGCTGATGGCAAGACAGAGGATTCAATTCTGTCTGCTGAGGAGCTGTACCGTTTTACAAAACGTTCGTCTTTCGTTAAGGTTGAGAACGATCTTTATGATTCGCCACTTGGTAGGAAACACAAAGCCCCCCGCTTGATTCAAGGGGGCCAACCCGAATTTATTTGCTTGGTTGGTCCGTGGATCATGGCGTTGCAGGACGCAGTTAAGCGTGAGTGGGGTAAGAGTAATTTTTTGTGTTTCACGAGTGGCGTGTCGGCGGAAGAAGCTGCTGAATTCATCACAGGAGGGAGTGGCCCTTGGTT